GAAAGAGTGTTAGGCCTTTTAGAAGAATGTAAGGAGGAGCAGGAAGATGAATGAGGAAGTAAAAAAAGAAATTAACCTAATTCTAAATCTGCTAAAAGGCTCATTGACACAGAATGAGGTGTCTATGGGATTTGATAACGAAACGGAAAGCCTAATGTTCTTTGATACACAAATTTACATAAAAGAACGTAGATTTGACGGATTTAGGGTTAAGTTAGAGGAGTTAGTGAGGTGATTAGTAATGAACATTCTTAGGCTATTAATTGGATTATTTACAGGCATTGGAATAGTTGTTGTGCTTTGTATAATTGAGCAGATAGTAATTAATATCAAAAACGAGATAAAAGATTATAGAGCAAACAAAACAAGAATTAAATGCTTATGCAGACCCCATGTTTATGCATTACATTCAATTTGGGCTGGCGAGGAAGCAGAATTCATATGTACAAAATGTGGAAAGGAAAAGAGGTTAATTATTGAGCCAAAATCTTTTTATGAATTTTTCAGGAAGAAGGAGAGTGAACAGAATGAGATTAATAGATGCCGATGAATTAATGGATTTCATAAGTGAACATGCCGAGCAAATACAATATGCAATCGAACATAAGGATATGGAAATATTAGAATCGTCAATGAAACAGATACCAACAGCTTATGATGTTGATAAGGTTACACATGAAATCAATAATAAAATACAGGAATTAGATGCTAAGCAACAACTTTTTATAGAAAATGGATTGCTTAATATGGCTGATAAAATGGCAAGCAAAATAGGGATATACATAGAATGTCGTGAAATAGTGGAAAAGGCAGGTAATTGAATGAATGTTGAGAAAATTATTGCAGAGGTTCCAATCACCTTGCAGCAGGAAATAAACGGAAAAATTCAAGTGGCTGTACAGATACATAAAGAATATAAGACTAAGGACAAGCAGTTTGGAGACTACATGGATGCAAGAGACAACGTTTATCGTATGGTTTTTCCACTATTTGTCAGAGAAGAGGAAAGTATGGACAGCGGAATGCTTCTTGAAGGATGGGCTTTAACCCATAAGGCTATTGATGTAACAGTAGAAAGAGACAGCATAGAAAAAGCTGAATTAAAAAGCTATCTCAAAAATCTGTCAAATATAAGAAAATGTGAAATTAAGTTTTGTAAAGAAAGATATAAAGAGGATTATACATGAAAAAGAAAATTCATTTTGGAAAAGGGAGAAGACCGAACCAGTACCAAAGGGCAGGCATAGTTAAGAATGGACTTGACCCATATGAATACCTTGTAGTTAAGGAAACACCGGAGTGCCTTTATATTAAGCATAAAGACACCGAAAAAATACAAACAATAAGATACTGAAAGGATTAATTTGAATGAGGGCAACAAAACCAACATTAAAACAGAAAAAGATAATTCGTAATAATGGATTGAACCCCACCAACTGGGGAGTGGTCAGGGAAACGACAGAGAGCCTTACCATACGGCATAAAGTCAGTGAAAAGGTTAGAACAATTCACTATTAATAATAAGAAGAAACGAGGTCCGGGTGGTCTCGTTTCAAACTTGATATTAACATTATACTTATGGGTAATGTGAGATAGGAGTAAATTTATTTCATGTATGTTATGAGAAAATATGTATTTGAAAATTCCATAGAGATTGAAAAACTTCATACACACAGGTATCACAAGAAGGGTCAGAGGAGAAACAGTAAGTCAAATCCGACACCTGAGAAGATGCAGGAGTACAATCGTCAGAGACAGATTGATTATTTGCGCCGACTAATTAAGCTCAATATGCCGGGCGGATACCATATGGTCCTTACATACGATAAAAACCACAGACCTGACAAGGCACTGGCAAAAAAGCAGTTTGAAAATTTTATGAGCAGAATTAAATATCACTTACGTAAGCAGGGCAAGGAAATCAAATACATATCAACAACAGAGTACGAGGGAAAGTCCATTCATCACCACGTTGTAATTAATGACATTGAAGGTATCATTAAACTGGTTAAAAAACAGTGGTGGCACGGAACACCTAACTTTACTCCAATATCAGAGGGAGAAGATGTACATACTCTTGCAGAATATATCATTAAGGAGACTGACAAAACATTCCGGAAAGAGGACAGTGTGCATGGAACAAGATACAGCAGAAGCAGAAATCTTGTAGAGCCAACATTCAAGGAAAAGGTAATCAAGGCTGACAGCTTCAGAAAAGACCCGCATGTACCGAACGGATATGTGCTAAACAGAGATACATTTGTTTATGGTGTATCAGATGTAACAGGATATGAGTATCAGAAATATGAGCTTAAGAAAGTAACACCGGAATTTAACAAAAAAAGCAGGGCTATGTTGAAATCCCTTAGCATAAGCCGGAAGGGAGCGAAATAATGGCAAGCTATTCAGAGGTAAACGTAAAGTGTCCTTTCTTTTTACGTTGCGATAAACAAAAAATAAGCTGTGAAGGTCCTTATGATGACTGTAAGTGTTTAAACCAGATATTTAAAAGTACCGCCGGCAGAAATAAGCAGTTAGAGATATTCTGTAACTGTAATTTTGAAAAGTGCGAAATCTACAGGATGATATGCGAAGCAAAGTATTAATATTTACAAGGTGGAGTCTGTTTACGCCCAAATGGGATAATAGTAGAAACAGACCTTATTGACGTACTCGAAAATCACGAAAAAAAGCAAAAAAAAAATTATTGTACAACAGGGGGTTAGAATCCACCTGTTTTTTTTGTGTAAAATTTCAAAAAGAGAGGTGGTTAAAGTGGCGAAAAAGAAAAGACCGGAAGATGTGTTGGAACAAATAAAAATCGAATATATAAGCGACCCAAAGATGTCGTACCGAAAGCTGGCCGAAAAGCATAAATACCCACTGAAAAAAATATGCGCTGCAGGGCGTAAGGAAGGGTGGGTACAACTCAGGAAACAATGTGGTGACAAAATTATCAAAAAAACAATAAACAGACTTTCAACAGAAAAAGCTGATGAATTGGCCACTGTAATAATTACGGCAAAGAAGGTCATAAGGAAACTTGAAAAGACCATGGAGGAAGACGAAAAACAGTTCAACCGCCACATTGTGGTTGAAAACTATAAGGCGAAGGAAAAAGTGTTTAACAAAATTGATACAAGAGCGGTAAAGGATGTGGCTACGGCTCTGAAAGACCTTGCAGCAGTTGTAAGCATGAAGAACGGAGAAGAATCAAATCAAAACAACGTAGAGGTGGTATTTAAGGAAATGGAGGATGAGATAAATGAGTAACGTTATTTTGGAACTTCCAAAACCACAGCCCAAACAGGAGATGTTCTTAAAAGCAAGAAAAAAATACATAGGTTTTGGTGGAGCAAGAGGAGGAGGAAAGTCATTTGCAGTAAGAATAAAATCCATACTGCTTGCACTTAAGCACGGTGGAATAAGAATATTGATAGTGAGAAGAACATTTCCTGAGTTGAAGAGAAACCATATAGAGCCAATGAGAAAACTTCTTTATCCGCTCATTAAAGAGAAAAAGGTTAAATACAATCAGACGGATAAGATGTTCAGGTTCTTTAATGATTCCATTATAGAATTTATGTATTGCGAGAATGAGACTGACACGGACCGCCTTCAGGGAGCGGAATACGATGTAATATTCATTGACGAGGCAACACAGCTCCTAGAAAAACAGATAAAGGATATAGCGGTATGCGTCCGTGGTGTCAACAACTTTCCAAAACACGTTTACTTTACGTGTAACCCGGGTGGAAGGGGACATGGTTATATTAAACGTATATTCATAGACAAAAAGTATCTATCAGGGGAAAAACCGGAGGAATATGAATTTATACAGTCAAAAGTAAGTGATAACAAGGCATTAATGACATTCCAACCGGATTACGTTGCACAGTTGGAAGCACTACCGCCGAAAAGAAGAAGGGCATGGTTAGACGGTGACTGGGATGTGTACGAAGGACAGTTTTTTGATGACTTTGTTAATGACCCTGATCATTATGGGGACGGATTGTATACACATGTTATAGAACCGTTTGCTCCACCAAAGAGATGGCAGATATACAGAAGTTACGACTTTGGCTATGGCAAACCATTCTCCTGTGGATGGTGGGCAGTGGATGAAGAAGGTGTAATGTACAGGATTCATGAATACTATGGCTGTGAAAAGGATGAAGAAAATGTTGGTGTTAAAATGACACCCGACCAACAGTTTCGTGAAATATCCAAGATAGAACAGACACACAAATGGCTTAAGGGAAAGAACATATACGGAATAGCCGACCCATCCATATGGGATGGCTCAAGAGGTGAAAGCGTTGCAGAAACAGCTGAAAAGTATGGAGTGTATTTTGAACCCGGAGACAATGCAAGAGTTGCCGGATGGATGCAGTGCCATTACAGATTACAATTTGACCACAATGGATTTCCAATGATGTATGTGTTTAATACCTGTGAGGCATTTATCAGAACAATTCCGGTACTGATAAGTTCAGACACAAACCCGGAAGACCTTGATACCACCATGGAAGACCATGTGGCGGATGAGTGGAGATATATGTGTATGTCAAGACCGATAACACCACCGGAATCACCGCTAAAGGAAATACCGGCAGATGATCCGCTTAATTTATATCATTAAAGGAGATAGAAAATGAAATTTGGAGCAAAAAGAAAAATCAAAAAAGCAGCAGATAATGTAACAAAGGCTAGAAATAATCTTGCAGAAGAGAAAATGTCTCCTGCAAGCGACATGGTAATATCAGACAGGAGAAGCAGCAGCGGACCTATTGGCCAAAAAGAAATAACGGAAGCAGTAGGAATACTCCTGAAGTACAAGGAGGGAAAAGTTAATCTTGAAAACCGTATCATAGAAAATGAACAGTGGTGGAAGAGAAGACACTGGGATAAGCTGCGTAAGAATGAAGAGATAGCACCGGCTTCTGCATGGCTGTTTAATTGCATAATGTCAAAATATGCAGACTATATGGATGCGTACCCAGAGCCGAATATTCTTCCAAGGGAAGAGGGGGACAAGCAGGAGGCAAAAATATTGACATCAATAGTTCCGGTTGTACTTGAGCAGAATGGTTTCTACAAAGTGTATAGTAACAAGTCGTGGAAGATATTAAAAGACGGAAGTGCCATATACGGAATATTCTGGGACGGTCAAAAACTTAATGGATTAGGAGACATATCAATCAAGAATGTTGATTTTTTAAATCTGTTTTGGGAACCGGGTATTGTTGACATACAGGATAGTGATAATGTATTCCACGTCAATTTAATATCCAATAAAAAGTTAGAGACAATGTATCCGGAACTTAAAGGCAAGCTGGGAAACGGAACGATGACCAAAGCAGAATATCTGTATGATGACAATGTAGATGTAACGGATAAAAGCCTGCTGGTTGAATGGTATTACAAGAAATGGCAGAACGGACATAGTGTATTGCATTACGTAAAATTTGCAGGTGATACCATTCTGTATGCGACTGAAAATGACACGGAACGTCCAACCATGGATGTTGAACAGGAAATGATAAACCCCGAAACAGGCGAAACAATGATAAATCCTGAAACAGGTGAGCCACTATATGAAACTGTTCAGGAAGAAACCGGAGAGGAAAGCATGGCAGAACGTGGATGGTACGACCATGGAATGTACCCGTTTGTGGTTGAAACAATGTTTCCTGTGGAAGGTAGTCTGTGTGGATTCTCATACATTGACATTTGTAAGGAGCCACAGAAGTACATAGATATGCTTGACCAGGCAGTCTTAAAAAATGCATTAATGAATGCAAACCCGAGATATTTCTCAAAGCAGACTTCAAATGTCAATGAAGAAGAATTTCTGGACTGGACAAAACCGATAGTACACGTGGTCGGTGATATGTCTGAATTGGGAATAAGAAAAATTGATGCACCGGATATGAACGGATCGGCAATGACTAAAATAAATGACAAAATAAACGAAATGAAAGAGACCACAGGTAATACTGATGTTGCACGAGGTAATGTAGGTGGAGGAATAACATCAGGGTCAGCCATATCTGCTCTGCAGGAAAGTGCGGGCAAGACATCAAGAAGTCAGAATAAAATGGCATATCAGGCATATAGCGAAGTAATAACAATGATAATAGAGCTTATAAGACAGTTCTATGATGTGCCAAGACAGTTCAGAATATTGGGAAAGAAAGGAAATGAGTACGTTACTTATAGCAATGAGAACCTTAAGCCGCAGGCACAGGGAAATGAATTTGATGTTGATGATGGATACAGACTGCCGGTGTTTGATATTGAGGTAAGTGCACAAAAACAGAATCCGTATTCCAAGAACAGTCAGAATGAACTTGCACTTAACCTGTATGGAGCCGGTTTCTTTTCGCCACAAAATGCTGATATTGCTCTTGCCTGCTTAGATGTAATGGATTTTGCCCATAAAACGGATGTTGTATCGAAGATTGAAGGAAATGCACAGCTGTACAATGAAAATATCCAGTTAAAGCAGCAGTTAATACAGATGGCGGCAATGATTGATAGTGAGAAAGGAACAACAATGGCTGCCAATCTGCAGCAGGCATTTGAAAGTGAGCAATTGCCAAATCCACAGAGGTCAAATATTCAACTTGAAGAGGACAGTGAACATCCATTTAATGAACGTTCAAGGGAACAGGCAAACGCCGCAACACAGGTAAACTAATGGGAGGGCATATGATTACAATTAGTTTTACGGATAACAGACTGGAAGTAAGAGGACACGCAGGTTATGGTGAACCGGGAAAGGACATAGTATGTGCATCAGTAAGCGTATTGGTGTATACGTTTGTTAAGTATTATGATGCGGACATTTTAACTGATACACCTGACTGCATGACTATTGACACGGGTAACCTTGACACATCATTCATACAAAAGGGATTTGAGATGATACAGGAAGAATATCCGGATTATGTAAGGCTCATTAAATAATTTTCAACAGGGGGTTAGAAATAGCCTCCTGTTTTTTTATATCATTTAACCATAAAGGGTCGCACCCTAAAAAACAGCAGAAAGGAGACATGAAAATGTCAAAAACAAAATTAAAGCTCCAGAGATTTGCGGAGGGCGCAACCGCAGGTGGTGAAGGAGGAACGGTCGAAGAAACTGTGGACGACGCACAGAAAACCGACACTACGAAAGTGGTGTATGGAAAAGAAGTAGCAGATAACAATAGCGACGAAGGAAATTCTAATGAAACCGGAACATCACAGCAGCAGGATGTGGAACCAACATTTGATGAACTGATAGAAGGCAGGTACAAGGATGAATTTTCAAGAAAGACACAGGAAATAGTTAAAAACCGTGTCAAAAACATCAAGGTAGCAGAGGATGATATGCGTATGCTTGCCCCGGCACTTGATATTCTTGCTGAAAAGTATGGAGTTACCAATGCAAGGGACCTTCCGGCACTGGTAAAAGCCATTACAGATGATGATGCACTGTATGAGCAGGAGGCATTAGACAGAGGAATAGACATCCCTACTCTTAAGCACATCAAGAGTATTGAAGCTCAGAATAAAAGACTTGCTGAGGAGATGGCCCAAAAGGAAAGAAATACCCAGAACATGGAGGCATGGCAGGAAATATTGAGACAGTCAGATGCCCTAAAGGAGTATTATCCAGACTTTGACATTGACATGGAAATGCAGAATGAGGATTTTGGGCATTTAGTAACAGTGGGTGTTCCTGTCAAAACTGCATTTGAGGTAGTACATCATGACGAACTGCAGGCACAGATGGCAGGCATAGTGGCAAAAAATACCGCCAGAAAGGTAGCAAACTCTGTGAAAGCCAATAAGAAGCGTACAGGAGAAGCAGGAAGCAGTGGCAAGTCTGTTCAGGTTAAACGTGATCCTAAGTCGTGGACTAATGAGGAGAGAGACGAGATATATGAGAGAGTCCGGAACGGAGAAAAGATATATCTGTAATCTCCCAAAACAGGAGGAAAGAAATGAATATCAATAAAAAAATAGCACTTAACTTACAGAGATTTGCAGCAGCAGACACAAATGTAACAAGTGGAGCTGAAATGTCAAAGGACATGAAGGATAATTATGATTTGGAATTGCTTAGAAGAGCTCTTCCGAATTTGGTTTACGCACAGTTTGGCAAAAAAGAACCAATGCCACAGCGTGAAGGTCAGAAGCCACGTTGGAGACAGTTTAAGTCATACGGCCCCGCACTTACACCATTACAGGAAGGAGTTACACCGGCAGGTCTTCATCCGGAACTGGAAATCATTGAAGGAGAGACTGAGCAGTACGGTGCCTTTACTGAAATATCTGACAGAATCAGCATGGAAACCATTGATCCCGTTATATTGGAACTTACAAAGTTACATGGAGAGCAGGGTTCAAATACCATTGACATTGTAACACGTAATGAACTTATGACTGGAACTAATGTGTTATATGCACCGAAGTCAGATGGAACCAAGGTTGTAAGTAGAGCCGGACTTGACGCAACGTGTACACTTACGCCAAAGGTAATATCCATTGCAAAGACTATTTTAAAACGTAAAAACGCAAGACAGATTAATGGATCATATGTTGCTATTATCCATCCGGATATTGAAAACGATGTAACTACACATCCACTTTTCATTGACGTTAATAAATATAGCGAAAATGTAAAGAAAATCTATGAGGGTGAAATTGGAAAGCTCTATGGCGTAAGATTTGTTGTTACATCAAATGCAAAGATATGGAATAACTCCGCAGCAAGCGTAGGAGCTACACCGAAAGGACTTGCAGTTTACGGTTGCCTGTTCTTAAGTGAGGACGCATATGGAGTGGTACAGCTTACAGGCGGTAATATGCAGATCATTGCGAAGCCGTTAGGAAGCGGTCAGGACCCACTTAACCAGAGAGCCACAGTTGGCTGGAAGGTAACAGGATATGCTGTAAAGATATTAAATCAGCTTGGTATAGTAAGAGTTGAGTGCTGTGCAGCAGATTTCAGTGACATAGCAGTAGCAAACTAGGAGGTGCAAAATGGCAGAAAAGACTAAAAACCAGTTAGAACAGGAACTGGCAGAGGCATTGGCTGCAAAGGAAGCAGCTGAAAAGAAGGCAGAGGAAGCGTTGAAAGCAAAGGAAACAGCTGAAAAGGAAGCAACCAATTCAAAGCTTAAGACAGAGGAACTGCTTAAGGCAGCCAGAGAAGCAGAGAAAGCAGCAGACAAGGAGGCGGAAGGTTTCTTTAAAAGCGGAAACAATGCAGTGGGAAGGGATGCGGAACTTGTGAGAGTTACCATTCCTAAACAGCATGGAAAGAAGGCAAGTAAGGACATCGTTATTACAGTCAATGGAAATGACTGGCAGATTACAAGAGGTGTGCCGGTTGAAATTCCACGTTATGTGTATGAAGTATACGTAATGAGCGAAAAGGAAAGAGATGAAGCCGAGGCATTCATTGAATCCGTAACAGAATAGAACAGCATGTATTAATATTTCACAAATAAATACATAAATCTGATAACAGTTAAACAACAACGATAGGCAGGCGGATGGCGTTAGTCATCCGTCTTTTTGAATAAAAGGAGAAAAAATGTTGAGAAGGGTAAAAGAGGAAATCATAACAACATTGGACTACCTGTATCCAAATACATATGAGTATATGGACAAGGTAACATGGATAGACACTCTTGAACGGAGAATAGAAGAGGAAATCATAAAGACACATGAGCCGGAGGTGTCAAAGGAAGATGAACAGCTGTGGGCATATGAGCCTTACACAGACCTGTACATATATTACATGGAAGCACAGATTGATAAGAATAATAACGAATTTGATAAGTACAACAACCATATGGCACTTTTTAATAACGCATATGCAGAGTACGAAGCACATTACAACAGAAATAACATGCCGATAAGTCACGGCAATTACAAATTGTTTTAACAGGAGGAAATATGAGATTACCGGAATTGCAGGGCATTCAGACAATGGTAAGTGATTTGAATGTATTTAATGGAATTAATGACAATGTGTATATACCGGAAGGTAGTTTTAAGGATATGAAAAATATGTCATCAGACTATTATCCGGCATTAGGACAAAGAAAAAACAGGGAAAAGTACGTCATATCAGGAAATATGAATGGGGCAATTACAGTGAATGATGTGCTGTATACATGTATCGGAACGAAAATGTACAAGGATGGAAGTGAAATACAATCCGTGACACTGGAAGACAGTCAAAAACAAATGATAGGTTACGGAGCTTATATAGTGATAATGCCCGACAAGGTGATGTATAACACCGCAGACGAAAAACTAACAAAAATGACATATACCAGAAAGCTCGGGAAGAAAACAACAGCAAATACCCTGCCATATCTTTATTTGTCGGACAAAGACGGAAATCCATATGCAGTAATGCCGGCAACGGCAGATAATGCCCCGACAAGCAAGACACAGGGGGATAAGACAGTCAAAGACTTTCAAAACAGTCTTACAAAGGGAAAGGACATTCCGGTTTTTGTTCAGAATAAAAATGTGAAGGTGCTTTGGGGAACACCATCTATTCTTAAACAGTATGTAAGTGATGCAGGAAGTGAGAGTCTTGGACTTATCACAACAAATTCCAATCAGGACCTTTCAATAAAATACTGGGATGCAAATAACTCAATGTGGAGTAGTCCGACACTGTATATTACATGGTGGTTCAGAACTACTGCAGAAACAGCAACGGAGATAGGACACGCCATTAAAAGTGGTGACTTTATAAGCCTTAAATTGACGGATACAGATGGAAATGATATGGCGGAAAGCTCAAATCCGGATTGTCTGTACAAAATATGGAAGTTTTTTAACAGTTATGCAAAGGTTGAGAAGGTTCTTAAGTATGACACTGAGGTGGGACTGGTATTTGCAAATACAGGAATTGATTTCCTGAAGTATTATTCAAAGGTTTACAAAGATAACATAAGCAAAGGAACACTTGTAACAAATGCCACAACCACAAAGGATAAGGACCCGGGAATAATAACTGTGACCAATGAACTGTTAAGGGCGGATTTCCCAATAGCGGGGACATTCCCAAATCTTGAAATTAAAAAAGAAATGCCTGATATGAAATACATCACAGTATCGGAAAACAGGTTATGGGGATGTTCAAACGATAAGCATGAAATATATGCGTGCAGACAGGGAGATCCAACTAACTGGTATGCCTATGCAGGCTTATCAAATGACGCCTATGCAGTGACCATAGGCAGTGACGGTGACTTTACCGGAAGCTGTACATACAAGGGAATGCCATATTTTTTCAAGGAGAAACTGATTATATGCATGTACGGAACACGGCCAAGTAATTATCAGTTAAGCGAAATATATTATCCAGGAATTGAGAAAGGCAGCAGTGACAGCATATTTTTTCTAGGTGGTGTAATGTATTTTAAATCAAGACAGGGAATTGTCAGATTTGATGGAAGCAGTACACAGTTGATATCGGAAGAATTGGGGAAGAAAGAATTTAAGAATGCAATAGCCTGTGCAGGTGATGAGAAGTATTTTGTAGCAATGGAAGAGAATGGCACAAATATATTGTTTGCATATGACAGTAAAAAACAATTGTGGCACAAAGAAGATGACTTGCACCCGGATTTCTTCTTTAAAGTGGGAACATCAGTATTTGCCGTACAGCGTGGGGAAGAATCGGTTATTTACAGAATAGATGGAAGTGACAGCCTGAACATCAAATACAGGAGTAAAGGGTTTGAAATTCCGGAGACAGAAAGAATTGATAACATGACCGTACATAACAGTGGAGTTGAATGGTATGCACAGACAGGATTTATCGAAAGTGGAAATGTAGGAAGTAAGTATATACAACGTATTGGATTAAGATATGAAATGGAAGATAATGCGGAGATATGCGTAAAGGTCAGATATGACAATGAAGAACAGTGGCAGGAAATATACAACCATAGGGGAAGAAAGAATGAAGGAGCGGTGAGCATAGGATTCAGGCCGAGACGTTGTGAAAAATTTGCATTACGTTTTGAGGGTTCGGGAAAGTGTCTGATACATGACATCAGAAGAATAATATACGAAGGGAGTGACATGAACAATGGCAACTTTTAAATTGCCGGCACCACCGGAACTGACAGGAAACACGGAGCAGGACGTAGTTACCCAGAATGCATACTTAAATGATATGTATTCTCAAATGCGCTATGCATTGTCTTCAATAGATGAAGAAAACTTAAGCGAGGGAATGTTAAATAAGTTGGGAATAAAGGAGGATAAATAAATGGCCAATTTTTTAAAAAATAAGCATATGTCAGGAGCAACAACATCAAATCAGTCTCAAAGCAGTTTCAGCCAGTCACAGAGTACACAGACACAGAACGGAAAGAGCTGGACTGAAAGTAGCATATCTAAAGAAACACAGAAGGCATTAAAGAAAGCCGAGAAACCATTCAGCAGTAGGTATACTAACCTGCTAAAAGGAACGGTAAACTCGATTAACAACAGAAAACCTTTTGAATATGACTTAAATGAGGATGCGTTGTACAAGCAGTACGCAGAACAATATAAAAATCTTGGTAACCAGGCAATGCAGGACACCATGGCAAATGCAGCAACGCTTACAGGAGGATATGGAAGCAGCTATGCAACCACTGCCGGACAGCAGGCATTTAATTCATATATGGAACAGCTGAATGACATAGTCCCTAACCTGTATGCACAGGCAAGAAGTAATTATGACAGTGATACAAGCAGACTGTATGATCAGGCAAATCTATATGCGGGACTTGAAAGTAATGAGTATTCAAAATGGTCTGATAACAGAAATTATTATCAGAACAAGCATAGCAATGAATGGAATCAGAATGCCGTGTCTCATTCAACGCAGACAAACACAACAACACAGACGGACAGAAGCAGCAGTAACAGTAGTAGTACACAGAATACATATGTAAATCCAAAATATACAAGTGGAAGTACATCAGGAAACAGTCTTGTACTACCGACTTATGATGAACGTGTTGACGCAGCACATTCATATAATAGGGCAAAATCGTTGATGGATACATATGGATTGTCGGGTTATTTGTCAACTTACAAGGAGTGGAAAAAAGATAATGAAGGTTCTTATACGGATTATCAAAATTATCTGTCAAAGTCACTTGAAGGAATCATTAACACCGCATATACACAGAAACAAAGAAAAACATCTAAAAACAAGAAATAATTGGAGGATATAGAAATGGCAAACAGAGTAACCGCACAGCAGTGGAATCAGACAAAAAAGAGAACGGCAAATGCAATGGCAAATCAGTTCTTTGCTGACGTAAATATGGGAACACAGGGAATAAGTGACCTGCTTAATCAGCAGAACAGTGCAGACAAGCTGAAAAATTTAACCATGAAGAAAAATGAAGTAAACAGTCTGTTAAGAAGAGCAGAGGACATGAGACAGCAGTACGCAGGCAATAAATCAATGTTAAGCAGTGTTGACAGTGCAACAACACTGCTTAAAAACATTAGTACAAGTATTGATAATGTAATGCCACAGACACACAAACTTGGTTTTGGAAACAGTGGAAGTGATGATGTGTCAAAGGTGCTTAACAGTGAAAATGTGGGCAGAATTGTAGCAGAAAACGAACAGAATTTTAATCTGGATATGTACAAAAGGAATAAGGGATTGTCATTTGATGAAATAAGTCAGAAACAGCATGAGAATACTATAAACATGAATGATGAAAACAGGGCAAGACTTAATAAGGAAAACCGATGGCTTGATATGTACAAGGAAAACATGGCCACAGATGATGATTATAAAAAACTTGTAAATAATGCAAGTAAAAGGATAGCTGAGCTGAAAAAGGAGGATAAAGATGATATTTATATGCCTACTGCAAGGGATTCAGAGGCACTAAAGAATGCACATGATACACGTAGGAAAAATCGTGAAAATGAAATGGAGTATTACCAGGGAATAATTGACAGGTATTCAGATGATGCAAAGTATGGAAGGTCCAATATTGAAAAGTGGAAGAACGATGTAAAAGATTTAAGCTATAGCGATAAGAAAAAATACATTGAACAGTTGGGAACCAATACTTATCAGAAAGACCTTGAAAAAGAACTAAACAGCTATGAAAGCGGAAAGGAATACATAAATAACCTTGCAGATGGAGAAAAGCCGTCAGCACAAGGATTTTTTGCGTATTTGGACGATAATAATAAGAACCTGTATCATGAAATGAAGAAAAGCGGTGTGGAAAATCCGACAGAAGCAAAAAAACACCTTGTTGAACTTGAAAAAAAGGCATCTGAATGGAAGAGCAATGATGACGAGATAGATTATCTTGAAAATTATGCAAAGTCCACAGTGAGTAGCTATGAGGATTATCAGACACTTAATGACGAGTATCAGAAAAAGATTGACAACAGTAAAACAGCGGCAGAAGCCGACAAATGGAAATATGAATTTAGCAGTAAATATGGAGATAATTATTTAAGGACAAAGCAGGAACATAATTTTAAATCACTTCCTGAAAATGAACAGCAGGAGATGATAGATACAATCAGAAAACAGTATAATACTGACAGCCGTTCGGGAAATTTCAATCCGTATGATTCACAGTCTGTTGAAGACATGAAACAGTATGGAAGAAATATAGATGTGGGATTTGAAGACAGAAAATTGAAAGAACTTAAAGAAAAGTACAATTTTACCGACAGTGAAGCACAGAGTATTATTGCCTACGCCAAAGCAACGGTTAATGAGGAATTACAGCAGAAAGAATATGAAGAATATTATGCCAAGGGTGAACAATCAGGAAAGATTGGACCGGGTATTTTAGGCAAGGTAACAGGCGCTGTTGCATCAACGTTACAATCTGTTCCATATAGTCTTGCATCAGGAATAGGTGCGGCAGAAACAATATGGACGAAGTTAAAGCAGGGATTTGGTGGAGAGACACCTGTGGATTACAACAGTGAGGGAATGAGAATAGGCCAGAGGGGAAGTGCAATAAGAGAAGGTGCCAAGAGTAATTATGACGAAGATGAAATGGGACAATTTATTTATGACGCATTTGCAAGTACGGTCGATTCGGCGGCAACACTTCCGATTGATGCCGTGGTTCCAGGAGCAACAGCAATCATATTGGGCTCATCTGCAGCAACACAGAGCATGTTGGATGGTCACGAAAAGGGACTTTCAGATGCACAGGCAATAGGTCAGGGTGTTGCAGCCGGAATATTTGAAGGCCTTTTTGAAAAAGTAAGTCTTGATAAAATCATAGAAATGGGTGATGGTGTATCAAGTGTGAAAGGCATGCTGTCAAACATAGCAAAGAGTGTGGGGATAGAAGGAAGTGAGGAAGGCTTTACTGAAATTGCAAATATCTTATATGATGACCTTGCAAATGGAGAGTTGTCGGATTACAAAATATCCGTATCAGATTACAAAAAACAGGGTTACTCACAGAGTGAGTCAGAAAAACTGGCAAAGAAAGACCTTGCAGTGAGAATAGCACAGTCAGTTGGCGGTGGAGCTTTGGGTGGTGCGTTTATGGGTATTCCTGTAAGCGGATATAATTACGCAAAAAATAAAGAACATAGAACTATGGCAAAGACCGGTGATGCAATATTAAGAAATAACGGATTTGAAGAGTTACAGGAACATATAGCACAGAATTATGACGAAGAAAGCAATCTGTATAAACAGATGTCAAATACAGACATCAATGACAGCGCACAGGTTGGATTTTTGGCAAGCCTTGCAGCAGAGAATGAATACAACCAGGCAATGGAAAGTTATAGCAATACAGTTAATGAAGCAGTGTCAAACCGCTTGCAGGAGCTTAATGTTCCGAAACAGATAGCAGACAACATGGCACCGACGGTATTGGGAAGCAAAAATGTTAATGCAGGGCAGTATCAGGAAACATATAATCAGGTTAAGCAGGAACTGATGAACGGAATTACAGGGAGAGAGGATAACTGGGTATCTGACATTGACCTGACTGACAGGGACAATCATTTGGAAAACGCAAGGACAATTGAAAAATTAGCCGTAGGAGAGAGTTTGCGAAAAGGGTTGAGTAAATCAGTGGCTAATGATGTAAAGTCCAAAATAGACGAAAAAAGAGAAAGTGGGGAGCTTTCCGCAAACGGAACAGCCCATCTGATTGATAATCCGGATGTAGAATTTACACCGGTTGAACTTATTGTAGGAACTGATGGTGAAACACAGGTAATAGCAAACAACGGAAGCAACTATAAAATGTCTGACGTTGCTGCAGATGCAAATACGGTGGCAATAGCTGAACTTGGGGAACAGTATGAACCTGAGCAGAGAAAGAAATTTTTTAAGGCTTATGAGCAGACCGGTGATGTATTAAGTCCGTTAAGCTTTGCATCATATTTTAACATGGCATATGACTATGGAAAGAACAATCTGGGGCAGGCTTCAGTATTCAATAATTCAAGGTTGAGAAATAACCTGACTCTTGACCAGATTGGAATGGCTTATGACGCAGGCAAGTTGGAGTACAATAAAAATCTTCAGAAAAATAAAGCTGACACGAAAATAAACATCAGGGGAACTGTAAGTTTTGATGGAGTGGATGAAAGCAGACTTAATGAAACACAGAAATCGGCTGTAAAAGTGGCAAAGGTAATTTCAAAGGCAGTGGGATGTAAGATTACCTTTTTTGAGAGTGGTAAAAATCAGGAAGGCAAGTATGTCGGAGCCAACGGAAGTTACAATTCCAAAACAAATGAATTGAGAATAGACATCAATGCCGGAAAGGTATCTGAAACGGAAGGTCATAACATAATGATATTAACTCTTTCTCATGAACTTACGCATTATGCGGAGAATTTCGCCCATAAGGAGTATGCAGACTTGCAGGAATTTGTTTTTGACGCACTTTCAAAGAGTACAGGTAAGGACATTAAAGAACTTATAGCAGAGGAAATGGAACATCAGAGAAGACAGAACCGGGAACACGGAACGAATATTGAAGTGACAGAGAGCAGGGCCAAGAGTGAACTTGTGGCAAGAGGCTGTGAACTGGTTCTTACGGATGCGGAAACAATCAGGGAACTGGCAGAAAGAAACCGTGGACTTTTTGGAAAAATCAAGGCGAAGATAATTGAGTTTACAGACAGCATCATCAATGCATGTAAGGAAATATTGGGCAAGGATGGAAACATCAAAAACGACGTAATTTCTAAGGAAGCAATGCAGATGAAGGAGTATGCGGAAAAGTTAAGGACATTGTGGAATGAGGCTGTAGGTGCAGCAGGAGAGAGTAATGCTGTAAAGACTGAGAAGAACAGTGTTTCAGGCGGTGTTCGTGAAATGATACGGTATGATTCTGATAATACTCCTTTTGTGGAAATTGACAAAGATATTTTTAAAGGAGTAACTAATAAAAAAGAACGAATAAAGTTGGTCAAGGAAGCAATAAGAGATAGTTTTTCGACTGGAATTGAAATTGATGAAGGAAATGTCTGGTCCAGTGGAAAAACTAGAAAAGAATTTACGGATTCAAAATACAGCAATTGGCTGAAAAGAAAGCACAAGATTATATATACTAGAAAATTGCGTATGGCGGGTAATGCTGATGAAATAGTAAAATCTGTAAAGAAATATTCTTATGAGACGCCTTTACACCCGAGAAAAGATAATTTAATTGGTTTTTATAGAGGGGATACAAAAATAAGGATAGGAAAATTTGACTATACCGCAGATGTGATTTTAGCATTAGATAGTAGCAACAAAATGTATTTTTACGACATAATAAATATAGAAAATACAAAAATAGAAGAGCCGACCGAACCTGGTTCTCAAATGAATGAGAATAACAAGAGACTAGTCAACTCTTCTATTAATAGTATATCCCGAAATTCAGAAAATGACAACAATATTTTAAAGCAGGATAGAAATACAGATGTTATAAAGAAGGCTGCAAATAAACTGGGAGTGTCAGAAAGATTTTTAGAATCAAATCTTGAAGGACGAAGCAGGGAGAGTGTAGTTCAATATTTAAGGAATAACAATCAGGTTAAAAACAGCTTTATTTCAGAAAAGGGATTAGAAGTAACACCGGTACTTAAAGAGCCAACATCAAGCTATGGAATGAGTGATAACATAAAGGAATTTGTTCGTGACAACAATATTTCATACAAAACATTGTCAGAAAATTCCAGGTTAAGGGAAGAATATGCAAAACTGATAGAACATTCAAAAGATGGTTCAGGAAAGAAATTTCTTGTAAGAAGAGCACAAGATAAGGCTCAAGAGTTTATTGAGGACATAAATGAAGCAATGTCCGGAGATACTGAAGCAAAAGAAAAAATTTCTAGAGAGATTGAACTGGCAAAAGATGAAGCAAATGCTTATGATGATGGAATGTCTATGGAGAGAGGGCAGGATAAATTAATCAAAGAATATAATACGGAATTTGAAGAATTTATTTCATCCAATATTGCTCCAATGTATAACAATGCTGAAAGAAATAAAAAAGAGTTTGCACAAAATGTAAAGGATAACGTAGAAAGTTATGTTGAAAAGGCAGAAAAACATTTTGGAACCACAAATGATTATTCATTGGCAGCATATATTGACATAAATGGAAAAATGTTAGATTTCTCAGATGGTGGAGCTATTCGAGGAACAGACCATAGAGGAATAGCAGACGTATTAGACACACCTTCAGGTGTAAGTGGAACGGAAGCATTGACAGCATTTATGAATGCAGGAAACATTAGAATAATGGATACGGGAATAGACATTAGCGTAGAGCCAAATGAGAAACAGATTTCTGTGTTAAGAGATTATATTGCATCAAGAAATGGAGAAATCTATATTGATTTTAGTAAGGAAGATGGCTCACCGGCAGGAAGTGCCAGATATTCAAAGGGAACATCAGTCAGTAGAATATTAGCTGACATAAATAATTATTTTGAAGATGGGACAATACCAGAAAATACATATAATGCCATGTCAGACTTTTTATATCAGGACAGGAGAAATACAGATAGTGAAGGAAATGAATTAACACTAGAGCAGCAGGAGTATTTTAAAGATTCAAAGGTAAGAGATGATGAAGGAAGATTAATGGTAATGTATCATGGAACACCTACAGGTGGCTTTACGGTATTTAAGAATGACTTACAGTTCTTTACACCAAACAAAGAATACGCTTCATTCTATGAAGACCCAAGTGCAAGCTCTAGGAAGTCAGGAAAAGAAAAAACCAACCCACAGACCTATGAAGTGTATCTGAATATGGAACATCCATTTGATATAAGGGATGAAGAGACAAGAGAACTTTTCATTAATGATTATGTAAAAGGTGGATGGGCTCTTGGCATAAATCCTTATGAAGAGTACAAGGACACAACAAAAACAGGATTACCATCATGGGAAGAGGCAGACAACATTTATGAATGGTTGGAAGAAAATGAAATGCTAGATGACTATGACGGAATAGTTGTGGACGAAGGTGGTTTTCTTGGAGAAGATAACAATGTTGTAGACAGGGGCATATCATACGTTACATTTAATTCAAATCAGATTAAGAATGTAACAAATGAAAATCCTACAAACAATGAAGACATTCGCTACCAGTCCAGAATAAATGCCATAACAGATGCAGAGAGCATGACACAGGATAATGGAATAGCAAGTTACACGGAAGAAAGATTGGAGGACCTGTATACAGATTATGCTGCCATGAACGAAGATTATTCACAGGCATATCTGACCAGACTGTCACCGGAAGAGTTTTTGAAACTTACCACAGAGGATGATGATGCGTATAACAGAATAATAAGTGAGTCAACCAATCTGGATAAAGAGAAGTTAAGAAATAACAGTCAGCCAATATATTTAAGAATATATGATGATGGGGAGGTTAGAGGACACGAAGGCAGACACAGAATGGCAGCTCTGATGAATGCAGGAATTACAAGTGTTCCGGTAGTATTAATAGAAACATCAGATAATTACGGAAAAGAAATAGGTGACATACAGAGACTTGACAGTCAGGACTTTTCTTTTGGCAGAAGAGATTATTCTGTAAAATTGGGGGATTCAATACCGATAACGAGAAAAAATGATGCATTGATTAGAGAAAAGTTTTTAAATTCAGGTGATGTATTATTTCAGGACAGAACAATATCACCTAGGACATACAGCTTAAAACTTAAAGATAATGTAAATTTCAAAGATGGTCGGAAAAACGCAGATGAAATGTACAGGAAAACTAAGGGAGTTGAACTAAGTGACAGGGCAATAGATATGCTTGTTAAGAAGCTGGAAAAAGACAGCGGAACTAATGTAAGCAGTGATGTATTGCATAAGAAATTAAAAAAGACATTTGAAAATGCAAGAACCAAAGATTTGACCGGTAACGAACTTGTTAAGGAATTAAGGAAGATTGCAGCATTTGCCCTTAATGACAAGAATGACAAACAGAGAAGAACAACCTATGCGCAGAACATACTTAATACGGTCAAAAGAAACAAGGTATATGTAACGGAGCGTCAGAGAAGTTACTTAAAAAGAGAAACAGGACTTAAGTATGAAGAATGGCGTAGGAGTATGTTTGGAAAAGTGAATCTTACAAACAATATAGAAGATGGAGTTACACTTGATGCAATGTGGCAGGAGTGCAGCAGACTGTATCCGGAGGTGTTTAAGTCAGACGTTAAGGTTGAAGAACGACCATTGGAACTTGAAAAGATAACATTTGCCCTCAGTAACGAATATGCAAACAATTATGGGTTTAATTTTGATGATGCAGCTCTTTACTGTGCCACGGAATTAATGGCAACTTACTCAAATCTTACAGAAGTTAAGAAAGGTTCCGGAATAACAACGGACATTGACGGTATCTATAATAAATATCAAAAAGATATGGGCAATGTGAGAGTGGAATATTATAACCTGAACAGAGAATACAATAAAAGGTATCAGGGCGAACTGAACAGATTAAGGAAGGAATGGAGGGAAGATCAGAAGTATCATGAAGAGAACTTAAGACAGAGATATATCAGCATGATTAAACAACGTGAGGCCGACATACGAAATCGTGAGGACAGTGTGTGGACTACAAGGGAGAAGGAAAAGGTTAGAAACCACATAATAAAATCTGTTAAGAGTATAAGCAACATGGTTGTTAATCCGTCTAATCAGAGACATGCACCTGAAGGATTCAAGTCCAAGGTTGCAGAATTTTGTCAGCAGTTTTTAAAGGACACAAGTGTTTTCCAATATGATGACTTAGACAGACTTAAGGTGGCGTATGAAGCATTACGTGAAGATGATGACAGTTATAGTCTTGCGGGAAGTTATGACAGTGACATAGACGATATGCTTACGGTACTTAAGAATACGATTAGGAACAGACGGTTATCAAAGCTTGACAGAGTAGAACTTGAACAGGTTAAGGACATAGTGGATCATTTTCGTTTCATAATTGAAAATGAGAATAAAATATGGTCGCAGGGAAAGACTATGAACCTGGAGAGAACGGGATTGTCAGTAATTGATGAATTGTCAGCCAAAAAAGATAAGGTCCTTAAACGTACGAAGTCAGAAGGAGTTAATTCACTGCTTGATAAGGTAGACGGTTTTGTAGAAAATAATTACACTCCTATATATTTCTTCAAAAAGCTGGGACCAACCTTTGAAAAACTGTATTCAGATGTGAGAAAGGGACAGGATGACTGGGGGAAAAATATAGCAAAAGCTACAAGAAGAATATCTGACATTAAGGAAAAGTATAATTATGATAAATGGGACAGAAAACGTACCTTAAAACTGGGAGGCGGAATTACACTTAACACCGAACAGGCCATGTATATCTATGCTACACGTCAGAGGGAAATGCAAAATGAAACTCAGGAGGCCAGACATCTGCAGCAGGGTGGAATCATTATGGAAGACAGAGTCACGGTCAAGGACGGTAAGGTAATAAAGAAGCAGAAGGTACAGCAGCAGGCATACAAAATAACGGACGGTGACCTTGTAAGATTGGGAAGCTTCCTTACCATGGAGCAGAAAACGTATGTAAATGAACTGGTTAATTATCTTTCAGTAGATATGGCAAAACTGGGAAATGAAACATCAATGAAGTTGTATGGTATTAAGAAGTTTGGTGAAAGCTACTACTTCCCATATAAGGTTGCCGGAAGTGAAATAAGTACAACGGCATCAGGAAGGGGAAAGGTTACACCGTCACTTAAGAATGCTGGCATGACAAAGGCACTGACAAAGAAAGCCGGTAACGCAATTATTGTTGATAACTTTACTGATACGGCAGCAAGACACATAAGTCAGATGTGTACATATAATGCGTTAGCAGTTGCACAGGACAACATCAACAGGGTTTATAATTTCAAGGACCTTAAATGGGATGAGGAAGCGGAAGCAATGGTAGGCACAGGAATGACTGTAAAACAGTTGTTGGATGCAAAGGAAGGAGAAGATGCAGGAAAATATCTGGAACTTTTCCTTGCAAGCATTAATAACGGACTTACGATTGACCCTACGGAAGGATTAACAAATCAGTTAATAAGTAAGTTTAAGAAAGGTGCCGTATATGCATCATTGTCAGTTGCAATACAGCAGCCATCAGCTATATGCAGAGCATTTGCTTTGGTAGACCCAAAATATTTTGCACAGACTACATTTAAGAAACGTGACTGGGATGAATGTAAGAAGTATAACGGTGTTGCAGTAATTAAGGAATTGGGAGGATTTGACACAGGAACCGGACAGGGTGCGGTTGATTATCTGACGGATTCAAGAGCTGACAGTAAGATAGGTCGTACAGTGCAAAAGATTGACAAAGGACTGGGGTGGCTTCCGGGATATATGGATCAGATAACATGGTGTCATATATGGAATGCTGTTAAGGATGAAACAAAGGCCAAGTACAATTTCAATGGAAATGAAGCAGAGTTTTTTAAGAAGGCTTCTGAAAGATTTGACGAAGTTATTAACCTGACACAGGTATATGACAGTGTTCTGGCCAAAAGTGTGAATATGAACTCAAAAAGTGGACTTATGAAGAGTGCCACAGCGTTCATGTCAGAACCGACAGTAACCCTTAACATGCTTAATGATGCACTGCAGAACGGAAACAGAAAGTATATATGCAGGGCAGTGTCAGCAATTGTTTTGCAGACGGTAGTAAATGCAGCACTTAAGGCATTAGTACAGGCAGCAAGGAACAGCAGCAGTGATGATGAGGATAAATCATATGTTGAGAAGTATGCCAAGGCATTCAGTGGTGATGTGGTTGGTGACATTAATCCGTTGACATGGATTCCGGTGGTTAAGGATATAGTAAATATCTTTCAGGGATATGATGTCGAGAGGGCAGATTTATCATTAATTACTGATCTGTACAATGCGTGTCAGACTGTGATGAAGGCAAGAGATGGGAAGAAGTCACATGAAGAAGCGGTACAGAAAATGTCGGAGGCAATAGCAGCATTCTTTGGTGTTCCGCTTACCAACATTAACCGTGATATTCGTGCTGTAAGAAATTTTTTTAATGATGTCATTTCAAACAATGTGTTATCAAAGGGACACGTGGGACGTGCATTTCTTGAAGGACTGGGAATAACGACGTCTAACGCAGACATTATTAATGATTACATTGATTCCGGAGACAGGAAGGAAGTAGATGAATTAATTGAAAACAAAAAAGTTGAAATTAAGGAAAAATATCCTTCATATTCTGATGAAAAGGTAAGCAGGGAAGCAATATCAGGTGTACGTTCACTTATCACCAAACAACTTAAGAGCAGATATCTGGAAAATCCGGACAAGAAATCAGAAATTGTTGACTTTATGAAGACAACAAAGATGTATACGGAAGTGAAAAAGAAAAAGACAGTGGATGTATCGGAAGATACAGTGAACGGATGGCTGATAACTGAATTAAAGAAACAGTACATTAATTCAACGGATGCAGGTGATAGGGCTGAAATAAAAAGACAGCTTTGGGCTACGAAGCACTGGAAGAGACTACGTGAACTTGAAAAGCAGTTGAAGGAATGGACAGAATAATACCTGATTACAGGGGGTTAGAAATAGCCCCCTGTTTTTGTATATCATAATTTCAAAAGGAGGCAGGAAATGGGAGAGATAATTTACGATGTAGTGCTTAATGTTAAGTATGCAGGCTGCAGACAACAGTTACATGTTACCACAGGTGAAGTCAACGCAAGAAAACTTAGAATTAAGCTTACTAATGGGGCTGTTCCCATTAAATTAAATCAGTATACCGATACTGCAATTATGCGTGGTGTTAAATCTGACAAAAAACTTATATATAACACCGCAAAGATTACAGAGGAAGGAAATGTTGAGTATACTTTAGGCTCACAGGACACAGTATCAGGAAAAACATGGTATGAAGTACAGGTATTAAGAAAAGATGGTGACGTAGAGCCTAAAATAATATACAGTGCACAGTTTAAAGTGGAAGTTAATAACAAACTGTATGATGATGGTTCAGTTACTTCAACAAATCAATTCGGAGTTCTTGAAGATACCATAGAGACGGCAAGGTCATGGATGAATGAAAAGGATGCAGATATTGACAGCAGAACCCTTACGTGCATAGAAAAATTTGGTTATACGGAAGATGATAATACAACACCGAACACGAGAAAGGATCCATCAAATGAAAACAGTGGAATTATATTTACGGCTCCTAAAATCCCGGTTGATTTTGATTACATAAAGGCAGAGCAGATAGACACAGATCAGTATGCTCTTCGTATACAGGTATTTAAGGATGATGAAAAGATAAATACCGTTACAGTGGCAGGACAACAGAATGTTCAGATTGTTGATGTGCGTGGGGCTACATATATTCAAATCGAGGTGATTGGAATGCCACCGGATGTGGACGGAAAACCGGAACACTTTAGACTTGAAAAGTTAAAACTTTTTTCAGGAGCATTGGGAGATGTGGTTGAAAAGGTTAATAAACACAATCATTGGAAAGGTAAAACGTGGTACGCATACGGTACAAGTTTAACAGACATTAGTCAGGTTGGTCAGTATTGTAAAACAGTAAGAAATTTAAGTAACTTGATTTTAACTAATAAAGGTATATCAGGTGGTGGTATCTGTGCAAATACTTTAATTAAAGATGCAATAATGAATATTACAGATGGTAAGACAAATGCTGATTTAATAACGTTAGAAGTTGGCGCAAATGATACTTCTTCTGCTATTGGAACTATTTACGATACTGGCAATGATACGTTTTGTGGAGCTCTCAATCAATGTATCAGATACCTACAAAAAAATACGAACGCTCAAATAGTTGTTATTTCTTCAACAAATAGTAGGTATAAATCTGATGATAAAACAGTTGAGTTTACGCCGGATAAGACTTTCGGTGCTGACAATCATACGAAATATGATCAGTGGAAGGCAACTAAAGAAGTGTGCGCAATTAACAGTGTTCCTTATATACCCATGGGTGAGGCAGGTGGAATGGGATATGCAAGGATGATTGCGTCAGATCAATACAATATAGATAACATTCACCATACCGTATGTGGTGGCAGAAATTTAGGAGAGTTTGTATGGAGCAAGCTAAAAGATATTCCTTTATGGTCAAGTGAAGAGGTTGTTGCTGTTCCGATTATAATTACTACACAACCACAATCAGTAGATTCGGCTGTAGGAAATGTTGTTTCATTTATGGTTGAAGCACAGGGTGATGGCTTAACATATCAATGGCAGCTAAGTAATGATGGTGGCACGACTTGGGGAAATACATCCGTAAATGGAAATACAACTAAATTTATTAGCTTTGCTATTCCTGGTGCAAATTATAGTGGCAGAATGTTCAGATGTGTAATTACTGATGCAAATGGTAATACATTAGCATCAAACCCGGCAAAACTCACCCTTAATGGTGTTCATGATGTTACGATTACTTCTCAACCACAGGATATTTCGGCTAAGGTTGGCGACACAATAAATATCTCGGTTGTTGCAAAATCAAGCAAGAGTAATAAATTAACATACCAGTGGCAAGTTTCCAGTACAGGAGAAACTTGGAGCAATACAACTGTTACAGGATATAATACTTCTGCACTTAATTTTGCTATTCCTAATGCAAACTACAATGGAAGGCAGTATAGATGCCTTGTAACGGAAGGTAATGGTAGTTGGGCATTGTCAGATGCTATGAAGCTGACAGTTACAAGTTAGGAGGAAATAGCTAATGATTAGAGATGGATAAAAAATGTACCTTTAGTACAGTAATAGTGTCTTGACAGGAGGAAAAATGGAAACAGTAACTGCATTGATAAGTGGAGTAGTAACATTAATCGTGTGTATGATAAACAACCATTACCAACAGGATAAAACAAGGACATTAGTGGAATATAGGCTTTCGCAGTTGGAAAAAAAGGTTGATAAGCATAATAACCTCATTGAGCGTACATATAAATTAGAAGAAGAAATGACGTTGTATGAGGAAAAAATAAAAGTGGCAAATCATAGGATTAATGATTTAGAAAGGAAAGGTGAATGAAGATGAGTAACAAAACAAAGAAATGGATTAAGGCTGCAGGAATTAGGGCAATTAAAACAATGGCGCAGACAGCAGTATCATTAATTACTGTAGGAAATTTAATTACAGAATTAGATTGGATTTCAATTATTGGAATTTCAGCAACAGCAGGAGTAGTTAGTGTATTAACATCAGTAGCAGGTTTACCAGAAGTGGAGGAGTAATAATGAGAAAATATGTAGGAACAAAAATTATTGAAGCAAAGGAAATGAACAGAGGAGATTATAACAAATATCGTGGTTGGACTATACCAGAGAACGAAAATCCAAATGATGAGGGATATTTAGTTAGGTATTCAGATGGTTATGAAAGTTGGAGTCCTAAGAAGCAGTTTGATGAAGCATATAGAGAATATGATGAAAGCAAATTGCCATCAACAGCAGTATTAATGCAGAGTTTTGACTATAAGGAAAGATTTATTGCAGAATATAAGCAGCTTGTAATAAGATACAGAGGATTAGTAAGAATGGTAAATCAGTGGGATAAAGGAGAATTATCATTTAATCCTACTTGCCCACGTAGTACATATAATAGTCAGCTTAAGGCTATGTCAGATTACATTGCAGTTCTGGAAGCCAGAGCAGTTATGGAAGGAATAGAATTGGAAAGTGAGGTAGGATAAATGAAAATAAAGGAAAAAATTGCCAATACATATAATTGGCTGAAAGGTGTATGGATAAAGAAATTTATTGTAATGCATTATTCAGGAGGAACAATAGACACCGATGAAAACAATGGTGAATATTTTGGCAGAGAAAGGGTTGAGGTATCAGCAAATGTTTTTGTGGATGATGATTCAGCTACAGTATCGGTTCCATTGACAGCTACGGCTTATCATTGTGGAAAGGATTATAGTGGAGGAAAAGCTCCATATTGGGGAAAATGTACCAACAGAAACAGTATCGGAATTGAAATGTGTGGCATAGCGAATGATAAAATTCTTGATATGCGGAACCCAACGATTAAGAATACGATTAATTACACAAAAAAATTGATGAAAAAATACGGTATTCAAAGGTCAAGAGTTGTTCGCCACTTTGATGTCTGCGGTAAGATATGCCCAGCTCCGTTCGTCAATCATCCACTTGCGTGGGATTGCTTCAAGTTGAATCTGCTTACTTCCTACAAGGTCAGAACAACCAAAGCAGGGGTTAAGGCTAGAACAAAAATCAACGGAAAGCCAAGTCAAGGGCTGAAAAAAGGTAAGGTATTAAAAATCGTCAGAACTTACTATCAGGACGGACAGCTTTGGGGGAAAACTGCTAAAGGTTCGGTTGTTAACATGAAGAATACGAATTATAAGAAATATCTGTAAAAACCGTGTGAGAGGATAAAAAGATTTTGATGTAACCGGCAAATCTTGCCCGGAGCCAATGGTTAATGAAAAAGTTTGGAAAAAATTTTAAATTGCTATTGGAGAGAAATAGAATATTTATAAATGATAAAGTCAAACCACCAATTCGTTGGTGGTTTGACTATGTCATTAATCAGATATGCCTTTATTCTTGGGGAGTTTAGGGAATAGCTCCAACGAGAAATCTTCTTGTTTCTGGTCTTTAAATTTGCCATTGGCTGTTTTAACATACACTACCTTATCTACAATGGACTTAATTAAGTCATTCTTAAGTTGAACATCATCACAAGTTCTGTATATTTCCAACACCTTTTTTGCCCGGGGGATAATTTGCTCCTGATTGTTAATAAATTCTCGTTCCTGTTGAATTTCCTTGTTCAGGTTAGTAATTGACTGTTCAGTATCAGATATTTTTGCAGACATAAGTTTCTGCCGTTCAAGGAATGTTGCAGAGTCATATATGCCGCTTTCATATGATTCATATATTTTTTCAAGCTGTCCCTTAAATTTATCAATCTGTTTTTTGGATTCCTCCAAAAGGGCAATTTTAGAGTCCAGTGTATCAGTATTGTATTTTTCATGTTGTTCTTCCAATTCATATCCGTCTATCCATTCCTGGATAGAAGAAAGGAGAGCATCCTCAACGAGCTTAAAGGCAGAAGATACATTATGGCATGTCTTTTCCTGACAGATAAGAGATGCAGCCTGCCCACGTTTGACATAAGGTCTCCTGTACATGTTTCGCCCACACATACCACATTTAATGACACCTGCAAGAGGATTGGTAATTGATTTGGCGGGACGTCTTGGGTTAAGTGAGAGTTTTGCCTGAGCCATATCAAAAACATCCTGTGACACAAGTGCAGGGTGTTTACCCGGATACAGCTCATATGATCCGGGTTCGTTCCTTATCCATTTATTAACAACATTACCGTTTTCAACTGCTTTAGAGCGCCTGCTCTTTCCAAAGACGATATATCCAAGATAGTGTTCGTTGCGGAGCATAGAGGAAAGGGTTGAGACTGTCCATACTCCGTTTAGTGGCTTGATTGAATATTCAGTATTTAATTTGTGTGCTATCAGACTAGTGCCTATTGGCTTGCAGCTTCCATCAGGTTGAAGTTCGCCTTTTGCGTACCACTGAAAAATCAGTTTAACAATTTCAGCTTCTCCGGGTTTGGGTTCTAAATGGTAGCCTTTAGACTTCTCATTTTTTACTCGTGAATATCCAAAAGGTGGAGTATGATGTATGTAGTTCCCCTCACGACAGCTTGCCTCCATTCCTGCGTGCAGTCTTCTTTTAATAGTCTTATATTCTCTTCTTGACATATACAGTCCAAATTCAAAATATTCCTGGTCAAATTCATCTGCAGGATTATAAGTCTTAAGTGGTGTTACTATCAGAGTATTAGAATAAGTGAATGTGTTAGTAACTATTCCCTGGTCGGAAGTATCGCCACGTGCAAGACGTTCAATTTCCATAACAAGGACACCCTGCCACTTACCTTCTGATACATCGTTCAGTAAACGTTGCATTTGAGGTCTTGCGGAAATACTGTCCCCGGAAACCACCTCCTCATATATTTCTTCAATGACTAGATGTTTTTTCTTCGCCAGTTCAATTAATGTGTCCCGGTGACGTTTCAGAGTGTCACCATGTCCCTGATTTTCAAGTTCTCTGTCCGCTCTGGACTTACGTAAATATATGCAGTATGCCATTTTAAATCTCCTTTATGTTTAAATTTATGAAAAAGGGTACAAAAAATACACCCGGAGTTTGCCAGATGTACCAATTAATGATATACTATGAGTGTGTGTTATATGATCATTAATTGGTCAAGGGCTGACTCCTAAGAGTTGGTCCTTTTTTACCATTTAGGTGGTTTCACCGTAATGGTGATAAACTAATACACGTAATATTCAGCGAAACCCATATCAAAAGCATAAACGAAACCTGAGTATTTACCGACTTTTCGTGGACCGACAACAAAAGTACGAATTGCTATATTTTGACCTGACTTAACTTCTGCTATGTTAGGATTAGAACAGAAATAGTATAGCTTATGTTTGTGCGATGGATCTGTTAAAGTTAATACATATTTTGAATTTTTAAGTTCTTCTGTAAATGTATTGTCTTTTTTTAGTTCTGCCCCAGCCTTTTTAGATGGAATAATCTTTTCTACGAGTCCATATATTATAGGCGATTCATCAGAAAGCGAATCAAAATCTGTATAAAAGTAGTCAATATTGTTGCGAAACGGCGTAATTTTTGATGGAGAAATCAAAGTACAGTCCGATAACAAATTACCTTTAAATATTCCCTTTATGGCAATTACATCACCATCTTCAATAAATGACCACATCTTATCTGGATTAACAGATATAGGTAGTGTTTTGTCATAATCGAATGTATCAGGATATTGATAGAATGCATTGGCATTTTCAGAAGATGAAAGAAGGGGAACATCAGTTTCGTTAAATATTACCTTTCCTCGTACTGTAATCTCTGAATTGTATTTAACATATTTATCCACAATTTTTTTATAAATTTCGTCCTGCTTCGTTTTTATTTCGTCATTTGTAAGATATTTCGTTTCCTTATTGAAATCATTATTTATAGAAATTAATATATTTTCTAATTCATCCATTGTAAATTCTGTTTTATATTTTTTTGGTTCTTTATTATGATTACATGAAGTAGTGATAGAAACTAAGATTAGCAAAAAAAACAAAACAAGAAATCTCTTATAAGTTGTTCTAGTTTTCATAAATCCTCCATTACAAAAATAATTCGTATTTTTTAACCTACGTGTTTTTCATTTATAAAAATGTAAATAATTTCCAATAACATCCCATCAAATCTTATAGTATAATGTGTGTAAGACCTGAAAAGGAGTTGAGTTACATAAGATGAAAATATTGCTTTGGGAAAAGCGGAACGAAAAGGACTACTCAACACGAGAACTATCTGAAAAATCAGGTATCAGTATTGCCGCAATCAATAAAATTGAGAACGGTAAGGCATCACCAACAATAAGGACACTTGAAGATTTAGCAGCAGCTCTTGGATGTAGTGTTTTCGACTTACTAGAAGAATAAACGTTAAATTCGCTCTAAGCAAGAAATTTCATCTTTTTGTTTACTATAGTAAACATTTTTTTCTTTTCTATTGCAAAGATTGACAAATCTGAATATGATTAAAGTACCAATCTACCAATCACACCGGAAGGGGGATATACAATGGATAAAGAAAAAATCAAAATACATATCCTCAAGATGCTTGACATGATGAGTGAAAAAGAACTTGAGGAAATATATGAAATAGTGCATTATCATTTTGTTAATCAAAAGGACCATTAAATGTGGTCCTTTTTTATATTGTACAAATATTTTTTGATAATGCTCCTTTCTTCAGTAGACAATTTCAAATACTCAATTATGAGTGATTTATCGAAATCATCTAATTTATACTCTAAAGCAAGTTCGTCAATCGTAGTTTCTGGTAGAGAAATTATAGGTTCACCCTCTCCCTCTGTCAACCAAAAGTAGTTGACATCATATTCTCGACATATTGCTTTAAGCATACTTTCAGGGATATTATTTCGCCCTGTTTCCCAACGACTTACTGCATTTTTTTTAACACCAAGTCGTTCTCCAAAGACTTCTAATGTAAGTCCAAGAATATTTTTTCGTAAGTCTTTCAGGCGTTCGCCCTGTGTCATGGTTAATCACCTCCTATTCTTTTAAATTTAAATTCATAATATCACGTAGAATAATTAAATGCAATACAAAAAGTTCCCAAAAGATACAAAAAACTATTGACAAAGTATTTTAAAGATACTATACTGTACCCACAAGGAACTAAAGTGAATCAGAAAGTGGAGTAAACAAAAAACTGCTAGGAGCACCATTCCTAACAGTTAAATGCTAAATTTGTTGACCCAATATACTCCGCAGGCTTTCGCCACATCTGATGGTGCCAAATAAGAAAAGGAAAAGCAAGGAGGTGAGCAATATGCCTGAGCAGATAACGACAAAATATGAAGCAGAAAAAGAAGAGGCTAGAGAAATGATGCAGCTGTTTCAGGGATTGGAACACGACGAGAAAGCAACAGTTAAAGGAATGATTTTAGGAATAAAATTGGTGAGGGAGGTTAAGGAAGGAAAAAGTGCATAGTGTGACAAGAAAGGAGGAAAGGAAATGCTAGAAGAAAGAAAAGAAGAGAATGTAGTTAAAAAGGCAGAACAATCTGCAGATGAAATCATCCAGTTTTGTGTAAAAAAGGGAATAAAAATGGATGAATTTGAAATCTTGCAGGATATTCTGCCAAGAAAAATCAGAATGTACATAAAATACATACATTCAATAACACCACTAAGGTAATAAGTCTTTTTTATCAACTAATTCCAGATTAATATTTTGAGATATTGTGATGTAAGTATCTGCAATTTCTTTAGCATAGTTGGCTGGATTAGAGTTTGTACTAACATATTGCAAAGTGGCTCTAATGGATAGTTCACGGACGAGTTTTTCAAAGTCGTTCATAGGAATATCTTTCATAATTGTTAATCTCCTTTCATACAAACTCGGTGCTGGAACACCTGTAAGGAAATTGTAGTGCAGGAGATAGGAATAATCAAGAAGTAATAAATTCAACAGACAAGCAGAGATAAGCATATATATTACAAAGACAAAATGCGAAAGGAGCATTAATGGTAGTTGAAGAATTTAACGTCGGTAGAGTGCATATCAGAATCCATGATGATTGCATTGTCTCGCCGGAGGAGGCTGAAAAGATAATGCATAACCTTGGAGTCCAATATCACAATTACCAATTGCGAAAGCAATACGAAGAAAGGAACAGTAATGTCGAAAGTAAAAAGTGTATTAACAGATAACATGGAATGTTGTTATGAATGCGGAAGTACATATGCAGAGTGTCACCACGTATTTTTTGGGAGTTATCAGAAAACAGCCTGTACAAGACGAAAACTGTACCTGCCATTGTGTCCGGAACACCATAGAGGTAAGAACGGACCACATATGAATTATAAAAAGAACCATGAGTATAAACAGTTAGCTCAAAGATACTATGAAGAACACATAGGAACCAGAGCAGAGTTTATGGCTGAGTTCGGAAAAAACTATTTGTAAAGGAGAAAGATAAGAATGGCAACATTAAAAAAAGAGCCTGAGTGCACTAATCAGCACCCAAGCTCGAAAACAACCACAAGAAAACTATACCACAAAAACAACTTGAATTACAAGAGAATTAATCTAATTAAGAACGTTCTCCTAGGATATGTCATAGCATTTCTTTTGGACGCTTATGGTTGGATAATATGCGATACTGCATTGCAGCACACGATTGGATTAACCGGATGGGCTGTAATGGTGTACTTGGTACTTGGAGAAATTGATAAGTTTTTTAATTATATGATACTAGGAGGCACATATGAGTAGTTATTACAGCCAACAGGAAAAGACATATCCGTACTTCGCCCGGTGCATTTATTCCGGCAATGAAAAAATCTATGACGTGCAAAAAAAGAATTTAAGTGACGAAGAACGAAATCAGCTTAATTTCCGGTTTATGAAGGAGAGCTGCCAGTGTGACCATTGCAAGGAATGGAGACAGGATAGAGCTAAGCTTATTAAAAAGCTTAGGGAAATGAAAGACACAGCAGCCCTTAAGAAATTAGGAGAGGAGTATTAATTAATGGACATTGAAATAACCAGTAAGGAATTAGACGAGGCAATGAATAGTCTTGTATGGATTGACAAAAACATTGAAAGCAAAGAGACAGCCACCCCTAAGCAGCAGAAAATTTTAAAAGAATTTAAAAAATCAATGAAAACAGCACTTAAAGCCTGCATGGTGGTAAAGGCGCTGGCAGAAGGAGCTTTAGAAGAAAAGAATATTGAAGTAGAGGAAATATCGGAAGGAGAAGAAAAATGACAGGAATAGGAATATGCAGATACTGTGGTCAGTCAATACAACTGGAACCTAAATGTAATGCAGATCAGGACAAACTAGACGAGATTGCAACAATGCAGTGCACCTGTGACGAGTCAAAACACTATCAGAATATGGTTAATCTTGATAAAGAGATTGACGAAATGTGGGGAGAAGGTCTTGAAGAACAGGCAAACCTTACAAAAGCAGCAGTTAAGCTGTTGGATAGAGGACAGATAGCGGCATTTAGAATAACTAAAAATAGCCAGTTAAATATTACAGGAAAGAAATCAGCAAAAAATGAAATAAAAATTAAGAAAACAGAGAAATATGCTGATGAAATTTCCGTTTAGGAGGAAATATGGAACAGTTAATAAACATTGATGTAAATAAGATAGAAGAACATCCTAATAATCCACGTAAGGATTTAGGAGATTTAGCAGAACTTACGGAGTCCATCAGACAGAATGGTATCATGCAGAATCTGACTGTGGTTAAAAACGGAGAGGATAAGTATATGGCGGTAATTGGACACAGAAGACTTGCCGCAGCAAAGGCAGCAGGACTTAAAGAGGTGCCATGCGTTGTTGCTGAAATGTCAGAGCAACAGCAGGTCAATATAATGCTTGTGGAGAACATTCAGAGAAACGGACTTACTGTAACGGAGCAGGCGCAGGGTTTCCAGATGGCGATTGATTTAGGAAACAGTGTTGATGATTTGGCGGAAGAAACTGGCTTTAGCAAATCTACTATATACCACAGGCTCAATATTGCAAAGTTAAATCAGAAAGCACTTAAAAAGGCTGAGGATAACAAAGATTTCCAGTTATCAATATCAGACCTGTATATTCTTGAAAAAATTAAAAAGGTATCAGACAGAAACAGAATACTCAAGGAAGCAACTGACAGTAAAAATCTTGCTTATCTTGCAAACAGACATATTACTGAAGAAAAATGTAATGAAAATGCAAAGAAGATTTTAAAGGAACTTAAGGACAGAAATCTGGAAGAGATTCCAAGCAACAAATACTGGTGGGATTATGACACCGTTAAAAAGTTTGAACTTGATAAGGACATTGAGAAGGTAAGCCTTAAAAAGATAAAGGGAAAACTCTTTTATAAGCAGGTCAATAGCTGGTTATACATATTGAAGGAAAGAGAAGAGAGGAAAGCACCTGAAAGACCAAAGAAAACAGAAGAGGAAAAAATGCATGCAAGGAACAGAAAAAAACTTAATGCAATACAGGATGAACTGACAAAGGATATAAAGGACTTTATTGGTGAAATGGTTCAGGGAAAGATTGACATTGTAGCAACACCAAATGAGATATGGGATGCCCTTATTCTCCTAGACGTGGATGTATGTTATTCAAAGCTTCAGGTATATATATACAATTTAATTTACGAGAAAAATATTAATTACAATATAGAGATTGAGGATGATAAGAAAGAGGAGCTTAACAATAAAATATCAGAAATTTCAATGGAAAGACAAATGCTTGCATTAATTACAAAAATTCCTATTGTAAACAACTGGTCAAATGAAATTAATAAAAAGTCAGCATCAAAAGTTTTAAAGCTTGTTAAGGTGTTAAGTAAGTCAGGTTTTAGTCTTACAGAAGAACAGCAGCAGTTTTTGGATGGAACACTTGCTGATCAGTGGAAGGATAGCAGACATGTACATGTATGAATTGTATAACAACGGAAAATTAGATGGAATATATACCAGTGATGTAATTGCAAAAAGGCTGAATTTGTCAAAACAATGGCTGTATGAGTGTGTCAGAAATCAAAAACTGATTTCCGGAATATGGCTCATCAAGCAAAGCAGACTAACTTATGAAGAGGCACAGAAAATTAATACAAAGATTCCAAAGGAAATCATCAGGAAAAAACCTAAGAAGATAGTTGTAAAGAAACATAAGAACAGCGCAGGCAGAACGTTCTGCTTGCCAATATACAATGAGGAAGGAAAGATAATCAATGCATAAGTTTGTGACAGTATACAACATTATTCTCAACATATGGCACGTGGCATCTGACTGTAAGGAGTTGAACCTTACGGAGGACAAGCTGTGCGAGGTAATGACACAGAAACTGAATGAAGTTACTGCGCATTATACCGGAAGAGAGCAGAAGCTGGCAATGGTGATAGCTTCAGCAATAATGGAGTATTTATTTGAGAAAGGCAGGTAAAGGTAATGGATATAAGAACAGCAAAAAATATTGAAAAGGCAATGAAAATAGTAGCCGAAATAATGCAGGAAGAAGCGAAGAGTAATGCTGAGTGTTGTAAGAACATAGATGAAAATGTGGCGTATGATTTTGCAAAATTTACGTTGCTGAATTTTACAAAGGATTTAAGGGAATACGCAAAAAAGAATTGGACCAGATTACAGGTAAAAATGCTGGAAAAGGCTATTGATGATGTGCTGCAGGGAAAAAAGTAGGCTAAGAGAGAAAAATGTTAAGAAATGTTAAGGAGTGAGAGAATGTTAAATATTGAGAAATATAAGGAAATGTTGATAGATACAAAAGTGATAAATATAGCAAAACTAACTGTCATAAATGATAAGCCTGTAGAGTGTAGAGAATATCATTGTGGCGAATGTAATTTTGGAAAAAAGGGAGATTGTAAAAGTGGACCATATGTAGAGGAATGGTTGTTCTCCGAATACGAAGAACCAGAAGTTGATTGGTCGAAAGTCAAGGTTGATACACCTATATATGTGAGACGTAGTGATGATGAAGAGTGGGAATCACGACATTTTGCAAAATTTGAGGATGGGAGAGTGTATGCGTGGGCAGATGGAACTACTTCTTTTACAGCTCCGATAAACAGTGCAGTAGATTGGAAACACGCCAAATTAGCAGAAAGTGAGGAAACAGTATGGCAAAGGTCAGAATTACAAAAGAATTAGATTCAAGAAATATGCAATATTTTAAATTAACCAAGAAACGTGGAAAGATTACAGATAGAGAAGCATTTGAAGCAATGGAAGAATCTTACTATTTTGGGGAATACTTAATTCGATTCAATGTTCCAGAAGAAGCACCAATGGATTTGTATGAAGATGGTGATGAGTGGAGATTGTACGCAGTGAAAGAGTTGTTGGAAGAAGAAATATACAAAGCTCATCAGGAAGGTTACGAAGAATGCAAAAAAGATTTTAACCTTGAAAAAAAGGCAAACAACGGTTGGATTCCGTGCAAGGAGAGATTACCTGAAACTTTTGAACCAAAAGCGAAAGCGTATTTAACCACCAATGAAGATGGAATGATAGGAGTGTCATATTATCATCCTATGTGTGGGTGGTCAAATGGTTATGAAAGTGTATTTGACGTGATTGCGTGGCAACCACTACCAGAGCCATACAGAGAGGAGAAGGAAGATGGAAGATAGATTAAAAGAATTAAAACGTGAATTATGGAGTGAAGCTCAAGACGTGCTTGATGATGATTATGTAGATTATTATTTAGCAGAAGAATATTGCTATAAGGCATATAGAAAAGCGATTGATGATATGTTTGCTAATATCATGAACATTACAGAAGCAATGTACAAGATAAATGAAGAGAAATTTTATAATTTACATCAGAAAAAATACAAGCATTACAATAATGCAATTAAAGAGATTTGGAATGAATTGGATAAGCTGAAAGAGGAACTGAAAGGAGAAGAGTGATGAGTGAGACTTTGGAAAATGCAGAAAATAAGGAACAGAATAAAATTGAGGTAGATGATTTAGAAATGATAGTCACTGGTAGTAGTGAAGAGCCTTATTATAGCTTAAAATATCATATACCAGGTAATAAATATTATACTATAGGATATAGTTCTTATTGTTTACAGACAGTGATTAGATTTAGAGATGAGTATTTTACCCTAGTTCCAAAGAAAGAAGCAGAAGTTGTAGAGGTAGAGCTGCTTAAGAAGAAGTTGGAAGAGTATGCAGTAGGTCAATGTACTTCATTGAGAATGGAACAAGTAGAAATAAGTATTGAAAGA